AGCTAGTACAACTGCTCCTGACGCCCTTGGCTATGTAGTTGATGATCCTCAAGCTGTTTTCAAATCAGCCGTGGTCGTTAACCCAGCCGGTACAGGTGGTAGCACTACTATTGCTTACGCTAACCAAGCGTTCATTGGTTCCAATGCTTATTACATTGGCGCTGCCGCTGGCAATACTGGTTCTACAACCACTGGTGACTCTCTTGCTGGCGTTGCAATTTCTGCATCCGCTACTGTAAGCACACCAATTACTACCAGCGCAGCGATGCGTATCGTGGGTATTGTCCCTGATACAGCAGTGTCTTATGTGCAAGCTGGTACTTCTAGCTCTACGACAATCACATTGTCTGCAGCTAACTCTAGCATCGTCCCAGGAATGGCAGTCACTGGCCCCGGCATTACAGCAGGTTCAAACACCTATGTAACCGCTGTGTCTGGTACTAGCGTGACAATTAATACGGCTGTTGCCTCTGCGCAATCTTCCGCTGTTAACTTCACATTCACTGGATATCCCGAAGTGTTGGTGACATGGAACTTTGGTTACCATAGTTACTTCAATGCTAATGGCGTTTAATTAAGGAGCTAACAAATGGCTATTTCACGCGCACAATTATTGAAAGAGCTGCTCCCCGGCTTGAACGCTTTGTTCGGTTTGGAGTATGCACGTTATGGCGAAGAGCACAAAGAGATCTATGAAACAGAGACCTCTGAGCGTTCATTCGAGGAAGAGACCAAACTGTCTGGCTTCTCAGCAGCACCTGTTAAAAACGAGGGCACAGCCATCGCTTATGACAATGCACAAGAGGCATGGACAACTCGCTATAACCACGAAACCATTGCTTTGGGTTTCTCAATCACTGAAGAGGCGATTGAAGATAACTTGTACGACAGCTTGTCTGCTCGTTACACCAAAGGTTTGGCTCGTGCCATGGCTTATACCAAGCAAGTGAAAGCTGCTGCTGTTTTAAATAACGGCTTCAACTCTAGCTATGTTGGTGGTGACGGCGTTGCATTGTTTGCAACTAACCATCCCTTGGTCAACGGCGGTACCAACGCTAACACTCCTACTACCCAAGTTGATTTGAACGAGACTTCTTTGGAAGCCGCCGTGATCCAGATCGCTGCTTGGACAGACGAGCGTGGCCTCTTGATCGCTGCAAAGCCCAAGAAATTGGTCATTCCTCCCTCATTGATGTTTGTTGCAAAACGTTTGTTGGATACCGAACTCCGCGTCGCTACCACAAACAATGACATCAACGCCATCAAGCAAATGGGCGCAATCCCAGAGGGCTACACTGTCAACCACTTCTTGACAGATCCCAACGCTTGGTTCCTTACCACTGACGTTCCCAATGGCTTGAAGCACTTCGAGCGCACACCATTGCAGAACTCTATGGATGGTGATTTTGATACGGGTAACGTACGTTATAAATCACGTGAGCGTTACTCTTTTGGATGGAGTGATCCATTGGGAATCTGGGGTTCTTCAGGTTCTTTCTAATAAAATCAAGCACTTAGCGCGATTTGAGAAGGCCCTTCGGGGCCTTTTTTATTGGATATTATTTTGTTATGTGTCACCCGTATCGTAACTTGTTTTCGAAAAGTATTTAGAAAATATATTTGACATTCTCCATCCATTGATATATAGTTGAGACTTCTAAAAGGAGTTAACTATGTTTTATGTTTATGTTTATCGTGACCCGCGCCCTCTTAAACTAGGCCAGCCTGTGTACGTAGGTAAAGGTACAGGAGATCGTGATTTATCGCATTGGTCAAGAGGATCTCACAATAAACCGTTTCAAGACTTTATTTCGCATTTAAAACAGCGCAATTTTGTTGCCGTTTGTGAGCGTGTATTTGAAACGGAAAATGAAGAAGAAGCTTTTGCCAAAGAGATGGAACTTATCAAACTATATGGACGTCGAGATTTAAAAACAGGAACATTATTTAATTTAACTGATGGTGGCGAAGGCCCAAGCGGATATATTAAATCGGAAGAACAAAAAGCCGCTGATGGACGATTTACCAAAGAACATTGGCAAGACCCAGAGTATCGCGCCAAAGTAGTTGCAGGGCAAACCAAAGCTCAGAATACGCCAGAAGCACTTGAATCTAAGTCAATCAATTCTAAAAAGATGTGGGAAACAAAAGGGGGTACACTGGCTAAAAGCATCAAGGAAGCTCGTAATACAGACAAGTCCAAAGCTAAAACCAGCGCTCAAGCTAAAACTCAGTGGGCTGACCCTGAGTATGCGGCTAAACAAACTGCAAACAACAAAGAAATTGCTAACCGTGAGGAAGTCAAAGCTGCTAAAAAAGCCGCAGCCAAAGCACTGTGGGCGGATCCAATTTGGAAATCAAAAATGATGGCTGCAAGAAACAAGAAAAAACTTCTTGACACACCCAAGGAATAGTGTATATTGAAGGCTGTCTGGGATTTTTTCTCTTGTTGCCAGCCCGCCCAGGGGTCACGATGCAACGATTAACAAGAGACTTTTGCATAAGGAATTATCATGGCTCGTTCCACGTTCTCCGGCCCAATTCTATCGGGCTCAAATAGATTTGGCCCCATCCGCGATGTAGGATATACCGATCTCGCTCAAAACATTGACATGAACTTCGCCAACACTGGCGGAAATGGTACTGCTGGTTACCCCGGTGGTTCTGGTCAGTTTGTTAATGGCAACTTGATCCCCAACGTTAATGCTGTTGTTTATACAAACTCTAGTTCTGTATACCCTCCCACAGCCGCAACCATCACTGCTGACGCAGCTACAACCGTGTATCGCGGCGCTGTGTTTTACATCCCCACAGGTTCACAGATCAATGACTTCTTGGTTGACATTGGTACAGCCATTGGAACATCTGGTTCCACATTGACTGCTGGTGTGGTAAACATTGGTAACCAATTCAACGGTACTCAGTACGGTTCAGTAACTTTGACAGCCAGTGCGAACACATTGACTGCTGGTCGTTACTCTACAACTTTCACTGGTGCTCAGTTGACTGCTATCCAAGCAACCACTGCTGACTTTACCAACCCCACAGGTGTGGTTGAGCCCGCTACGTTCTCACAAGTTGTGATGACTTTGGTGTTGACTGGTACAGGTACTCCTGCTCCCAATGCTGGTACTTTGTACTTGACTGTGCGTTACACACAGCCTGACGGAAACATCGGTACAACTACAGCTTACCCCTACGGTAACTTTGATTAATCTCTAGGGGCTTCGGCCCCTATCTTTAAACTTTAAGGAGATTATTCATGGCTACACCAAAGGCTAAATCGATTACGCAACAAGGAAGGTATGAGCCTTTTGAGTTGCAAGTTGCCCGTGGGCAAATTGGGTTTCATAATGGCGTTAACATTTTTGGTTACCAGCCCTCTATCGGTACAAGTTTTATCCCAATTTGGGAAGTAACTTCTGCATATCCTGCATACCTAACAACTGCTTCTACATTCACAATTGCTAGCGCTTCTGCATCAGATCAAAATGCAGTGGTGTTAGTGACTGGACTGGACGCAAACTACAACGTATTGTCTGAGCAAGTGCTTATGACAACTTCAACACCAAGTGGTACAACCGTTGGCAAGTATTTACGCATCAATGGATTGACACTAACCACTCCCGGTTCTGGTCAAAAAACAAACGTAGGCCAGATCACCGCCACTGCTTCAAATAGCAGTGTGTACGCTTATATCAATGCAGGTATTGGCAAAAGTCAAATGGCTGTTTATTCTGTGCCCAACAACTCAGAATATGACTTTACGCAAATCACCATCAACACCAATAACGCATACACATCGTCTACAACTTTGACTTATCAAGCTGTGGCGTACAACAATGCAACCGGTGTTCAATTAAGTGTTTTGCAAGAGCCATTCATCAATAACTTCATTGTGACCAAAACAATCCCATTCAAGTTTGGCCCAAGGACTGATATTCAATGGCAATTGAAAGCAAGTACAGGAACCGTAGCTGCTGGTATTGTGGTTGAAGGTTATCAGATCTTTAACGTAGATTCTGGGAACACCTAATCATGGCTAAGTCACCCGCATGGCAGCGCAAAGAAGGGAAGAATCCGAACGGCGGCTTAAACGCCAAAGGCCGGGCATCCGCAAAGAAGGAGGGGATGAATTTAAAAGCTCCCCAACCAGAGGGCGGATCAAGGAAGAAAAGCTTCTGCGCGCGCATGAGCGGGATGAAAAAGAAATTAACTTCATCAAAGACAGCAAAC